CAGTCGGTCAGTGGCACGTTGATGGTCTGTGTCGTTACCACCTCCGAAGATAAATCTGCCGAGTAGGACAATGAACACGGCAGCACTGATGTAGTAAATCCAAGAATAACGGCTAATATAAGTTTTGATACGCTCATACATTAGTATCCTCCTTGGTAATCCGTAACGCCTCTTGCAATTGCACGTACAATCTTATCCAAATCGTTATTAAGTAGTTGTAGGTCGTCATCGTTGTCGATGAATGCCATCTCTACTAATACTGCGACGGCATCGGTTGCCCCTAGTACGTATAATCCACCTGGAGGTGGTGGTTTAACACCTCGGTCTGTGGTCTTAACACTTCTAATAATCTGGCTTTGAATGTAGTTGGCCAATCTCTGTCCATTAAAAGATTTGTAGTAGGTTTCCGTACCACGTGCATTATGTTCGTTACATGCGTTGCAATGTAAGGAAACAAACACATCTGCTCCCCATTCATTTGATTCATCACAAACCATCACTAAGTTATCGTCCTGCATGATGCGAACTTCGCACCCTGCATTGGTTAAGTAGTCCGCAAGCATCTCACCTGCTTTGCGAACTACGTCACATTCTCTTGTTCCTGTATTAGGGTTAACAGCCCCACTGTCTATTCCAGGGTGATGCCCTGGGTTTATGAAAACCTTCATTTCGTATCCTCCTTCTCCAGTTGATCAGGTACTCCATCGCCGTCCTTGTCCACCCATAGGGCAAGGAACCCTACAAGCGCCGTCAATACTGACGGAATAAAGATGTGGTCAATGATGTTAATACCGACTGTAATTAATTTTCCTGTATCATCTGATACACGACCAATAGTGAACGCTAGCACGTACTCGACCACCACTAATAAAATAGGTACTAGCATTACCAGTACCAGCAATCGTGTAGCCAATACCCCAGTAGGGTGGATGTTGGCAATTTGGATGTTTTTGAATACACCCTTAGCCTTATTAATTAACTCTTGTTTAATCATAAAATCTCCAATCTCATATGTTGGCCACGTTCATATAAAGCCATTCTTGGGATGTTCTAGAATACACCCTTAGCCTTATTAATTAACTCTTGTTTAATCATAAAATCTCAATTATCACATGTTAACCATTACCCCTCCATGCTCTGACAATCTCCAATAGTTTTAAATATAACTTATTGAAGTCGATTAAATCATCCTCAACCAGTTCACGCAAATTCTCTATGATTGACCAGCATTCTGAAAAGAATGGGATCAACATAAATACGAATGCGAATAGGTGGTCGAGGTATATTTCTGTACTTGGAATTTGAATATCTGGCAAGGAAACGAATATAACGGACAGCAACATCCATGCAGGGTACTGCACGCATAGCTTAATAAGTAAGTCGCCTCGTAGGCGTTCACTCATCAAATATCGCTTACTTTCATTCGTTTCCTTGTTGAGGTACTTCCCTTTCCCCCACCCATACCACACTAATGTGGTAATAAGGTTGAATGCCGTATTGGGGCGGTCGTTATCTTTGTTGTAACGCAATACTTCCGTTGCCACTCGTTGGGTTGTATCCACAAATAGCAACGCCGTAGTTAATATGATAATTACACCCATATCTACAACGTGCTCATGGGATACACCATTAATCAACGTCAATACTATCTCATTAATTAAGTTCATTTGTATCTCCTTCTAGCCCTTCTTAATCGTAGAGATGGTTAATACACCATTGTTTAGTTGGTTAAACTCACTTGTTGGTGGGTCATCGTCAGTAACCCACGTACAAACACCTAACCTTAATAGTTTTGTAGGTATAGCGTTCCTTGCTTCTGGTCCTTTGCCATCAAAGTGAAATCTAATAAGTTTCAGGTTTTCCTTATCACCGAACATTACTGCACCCACTGTCATACCGTTATCATTAACAATATCAGCATACACTGAGCTAGTTGGAACGAAACCGTCTGGAATTATTGTGTGTCCTTGAAATGATGATCCAGATGGCTTTTGAACTAACAACCAAGTACCGCCCTTACCATTAACATCAGATTCCCTTTTTGGTAATCTGTTAAAGTTTTGGTCCGTCGGTGGAGTTATAGAGATAGTTGCCCAAGAATCACCTTTTGCGCCAACAACCACCGTATTTCCTATTCTAGTGAATAGAAAATGGCTATCGCCATTCATCCAAGAAGCTCCCTTAGGAGTTTTGTAAACGTACTTCTTTTGGGTTGCAGGTTCTGCCACACCGCCATCGCTTGAAACGGCATGAATAGTAACAGTATTGCCACCGCTAATACTTAATTGACCATTAGCATAAGATAGAGTTTGAGGCGCACTATTGGCACCTGTTGGACCAGGTGGACCTTGTGGTCCTACATCACCTTTGGGCCCTTTCAACGATTGCAATTGCTCAGCTGTGAAATCGCTGTATCGAAATGGTTCGCCCTTATCACCCTTTGGTCCCGTTTGTCCAATTGCACCAGGTGGACCTTGCTGTCCTTCTAACCCTTGTGGACCTCTCGGACCTACATCACCTTGTTCGCCTTTAGGTCCTGTTAACCCAATTAGCCCTTGTGGGCCTATCGGGCCTTCTGGACCACGTTCACCTTGAATGCCTTGGGGTCCTTGCTCACCTTTGTCGCCTTTATCACCTTTAGGTCCACGTGGACCAATGCCCCCTGTTCCCGAATAGTCAGCGACCCTAACGACATCGTGCTCTTCACTATCAATAATGCGCACTACGTCATCCATTCAATCGCCCCCTATCTGATACGCTACCTTTAACTAGGATGTGGCCTTTTAAAATTTTATATTTAGGCTTGTTATTTTGATCATACACAAAAACATCATAGACGTGTCGCCCCTGCGGAATGTCTCCTCCTAAAGTGAGTTTGAATGTACTTACTGCATCCTCGCTTACATTCTCTACCTTGGTAATGTTGAACTTTGCCACAAATTCCTCATCACTAGTATCCACTCGTACCACAGCAAATAGGTCATCTGCCTGTACTTCTTTGTTGTATTCCATGATAAAGGAGCAAGGCACGCCCTGATCCATAACAAAATTATGCTGTTTGATTTGAGTCATCTTTCTTTTCCTCTGATTCTTTTTCCGCTTCTTCCAATGCATCCAAGATAACGTTTTGCACGCAATCAGCGATCGGACAATGCCCATCTTCAAGCAACACGGAACCGCACCACTCGCAGTATTGTTCTTTCATATTGAGTACCTCCTACTTTAATTCCCGGATTTTCTTAATTAAATCAACATCAATTTGCTTGAACTTATCTTTGATGTCATCAACGGGGAGCCCCTTCATTTGTTTTGTAAGGAAGGCTTCCTTCAATTGTTCTCTTTCCTTTTCAGCTTCTTTCTTTAAAGCCTCAATCTTATCTTTCTTTGTCGGCTCAATCGCTTCTGGCATATATTCCACAAATGCGCCGTTGACGTAGCATTTGTAGTCAACAAACTGACTTTGCATATCGTCACCACCAGTCACATAAGTATGATTTGGATAGTCACGTTTTGCAACCTCAAGGCATGCTTCTTCCGTCTCTCCATGTACACCGATTAATAGGGACGTGATTCTCGTTCCTTTCTCGTCTAAAATAAATACATATTGATTTTCCATTCTTTATTCTCCTTTCAACGAGGCAACTAAAATGAAATTAATTCAAAAATTAAAGGGCGCCACTAAGCGCCCTTATGTTGTTTATTCTGTAGTTGGCTATTATGCCACCTACGATGAAGCGGTGGATGCACTCCAACAAATTCGCCAGTCCCCAACCCTTACTAATGTCTATGAAATGTGGCTACCATCGCACGCTAAGAGTGTAAGCACTAACACCCTTAACAACTACGGTTCTGCCTTTGCGCACCTAGTGAGCATTCACGATGTTTCCATGAGCGACATCACATATTTACAATTGCAGTCAATTATTGACAATATGCTTAATGGCGGTCTTTCTTACAGTTCTTGTAAGAAAGTTCGAACTCTTATTAGTCAACTATATGACTATTCAATAATCAATGGATGGTGCACCACCAACTATGCCAAATTCCTAAATCTAGGGAA